CTCAAATTCAGTATGTTGTTGCTACAGAATCTCCTGCTGCGGTATCACAACCTGCATTTACGAGAATCTTCCCAGAGAATATGGATGTTGCTTTTGAGTCATTCAGAGCAATTAAAACCAGATACTTTAGTTCTGGTGTTGTTGCATTGGATGAGAACCCTGTTGCTAACCCCGAATACTACTCTCAAGGTAAGTTGGGAACTACAGTAGCATCTTTCCTCGATTATCTATATCTAGATGTTGGATACGCAAATGTATCTGGTATCACCCTTGAGCAACTTGAGTTGACTTATACACAATTCAATGGTATCAGCGAAGGAGTTGATACCTGGATGGAAAATATGGCAATCAATGCCTCTTCATTGACGACAAATGGAACGCTATTCAACCCAGGTGTTCCATCTCTACAAGAGCATGTCAGTTTCTTGGATGCTCCTGCAACTGATGTGTCAATTGTTCTTTATGTTCCCGACACATCTAGATTCCCTGACTCTGGAAAACTCTTATTGGGTAAAGAACTTGTAACATATACTAGCAAGTCAGCTGATCGTTTTGCTGGTGTTACAAGGGGTGTCGATGGCACCACTGCAGAAGCACATACTGCAGGTACATTCATCAGGACTATCGGTCTAGAGACAACTCTCTAAAAACACCGTATAAATATAAATAACACAGAAATCCAACCCGTATCTCTTATTTCAATGGCTGCTATTATCTCGGAAAAGTTCAGAATTTTTAATGCGAAGCAGTTCCTAGAGTCTCTTACTGAAGGTTCTAGCGATACTGGTGTCGATCGAAGTCGTATGTACTTCTTTGTCGGCAGACCCCAAGCATGGGATTCATTTTTAGAAGTATACTCTACAGACGGTGGTTCGTTCGCCGTAGGTAATGAAGTATATGTTGGTGCCAATTACGCAGGCGCTACGTTCAAGGCAACAATCGCAAAGGTTCTTCCTGAAAGTCTTCTACTTAACTTGGTAGGACCACTTCCAACTAGTGCTCCTGCTCTAGGATCTCTGTTAAAAGAATACGACGGTTCGGCGGATACGGGTGTCCAAGCAACCACGGGTGTCTACAGATATTCTACAGAGAACGTTCCTCCTGTACCTCTTGATAACCTAACCGAGAAATTCAGCGTTTATAGTGACATCATTGCAGCGAAGAGAATCACTTCTTCCTATGCAAGATCTGTTGTAAGAAGATACAACTGGGACACAGCGAACAATCCAAAGTTCGACATGTGGAAACCCAACTACTCTGCTACCCCTGCTGGTGGTGGTCAGGTCGGTGTTGGAACTGCTCTTGGTGGATCTTCCATCTCTGGAGCAAAGTTCTATGTAATGAACCAGGGTTATGAGGTATTCAAGTGCCTTTACAACGGTGAGACTGTTGCTAACCCATCTGGCGTTAACGTAGTTCACGAACCCAAAACCAACCCTTCTTCGGGTCTTGGTACATATGCTAATGGCATCTTTACTGCTCCTGACGGTTCTTATGTCTGGAAGTACATGTACACCATGCCTACTGATGATGTACTAGCATTCCTCTCCTCCGACTTTATGCCTCTTGCGGCAGTAGGAGAAACAAGCAGAGTTGCAACCGAAACCGCTGCTGTTGCAGGCAGTCTCAACATTGCTCTAATTAAAGATGCTGGCACTGGTCTTACCAACGGCACTTTCTATGCTCCTGTACTAGGAGACGGCACTGGCGCTGTTGCTAAACTAGTAGTTGCTGGTGGTGCTATCGACCAAATCGAAATGGAAACGGTAGGTTCTGGTTACACCTATGCATCTATTCCTGTTACAACTGGTATTCCTTCTGGAACTGCTGGAAGCACTGAAGCAATTGGTCTATTCTCCGATAATGCTCTCACAGTATCCCAAGCAGTTGCAGCAACATCTGCTCCTTCACTAGAAGTAATCATTCCTCCCCAAGGTGGTCACGGTTCTGACTTCGAGACAGAATTCAACGCAAAGCGCGTTATGGCAAACATTCGTCTCACTTTCGTTGAAAGTGCTGGCGACTTCCCCGTCGATAACGACTTCCGTCGTATCGGCATCATCAAGGACCCATATGATTACGGTACTACTACCTTCTCTACTTCGGACACTCTTTCTGGATTGAAGGCAGTCAAGATCACTGGAGCAACTGGAGACTTCACCCCTGATGAGATGATCACCCAGACTGTTGCAGGAGGCACTGCAAAGGGCACCGTAGTCTCTTGGACCCTAGATGCTGGATCTCCCACTCCAACGCCAGGAACCCCTGGTAGCGGCGTTCTGAAGTACATGCAAAGTTCCGAGTATCATATGGATGCTAACTACATTGTGAGAGCATTTGCATCTGATGCTGCTAACGCAATTGTAGGTGTAGATTCTGCTTCTCAAGGTACTGTTGATGTTGCATTGGCAGATGGTACAGAACTAATTGGTTCCGTATTCACCGATGGTCTATCAGACCCCGAGATCGAAGCGAACACGGGCGATCTCATATACATAGAGAACAGAAGACTAATCACTAGAGCAGCTGACCAGATTGAGGATATCAAGTTAGTCATCGAATTCTGATTATAAACGAAAACAAGACGGTAGTTTAATACAATGCCACAGAAGACTAATCTTAAAGCCGCCCCATATTTTGACGACTACGATTCTAGGAAAGATTTCTATAAAGTATTATACCGCCCTGGTTACCCTGTACAGGGCAGGGAACTTAATACTACGCAATCTATCCTACAGAATCAAATCGAAAGCTATGGCAAATATGCTTTCAAACAGGGCGACCTAGTTGTCCCTGGAGAGGTCGGTCTCAACAAAAAACTTGACTTTGTAAAACTATCGTCTGTTTCTGAAGTTGCTGTCAACGTAGACGGCGAATTGGTATATCAAAAGTATGACATCGATGGTCTGATTGGTCAAAAGATCAACGGACTATCTTCTGGTGTCATTGCGATTGTTCAGACTGTTGTAAAAGCAACAGAGAATAACTCTGATACACTATATGTAAAATATTTGACGGCAGGTGACAGTGGAGATGAAGAAAGGTTCCGCCAAGGAGAAACGCTCGAAGTTATCGATGGCATTAATAGCCCTCTACTCGTTGTTGGCACTGACGGCAGCGTTCTACCTACTAGCGTTGCAGTCTTAAATCCTGATACCAGTGAGACTACATTTGTAGACAGTGGTGCAATGGGATTTGGTTCTGCTGTTCAAGTAGAAGAAGGTGTATATTTTGTCAATGGTTTCTTTGTAAGAAATGATTCTGGTCTAATCGTTGTTGATGGTTACAGTGACAATCCTTCTGTAAAAGTTGGATTCAAAATTGATGAAACTCTAGTCACACCAGAGGATGAACCCTCTTTGTATGACAATGCGTTTGGATCTTCTAACTATGCTGCACCTGGAGCACATAGATTACAGATTTCACTATCTCTAGTCAAGTATCAATTTGAAGAGACTCCTGATAAGAATTTTATTCAACTCCTGTCTATCAAGAATGGAGTTATCCAGAAGCAAGTCAAGCAAGCAGCATATAATACGCTTGAGAATACTCTTGCACGAAGAACCTACGATGAGTCTGGAGACTACGTAGTAGATAGTTTTGACGTTGACATTAGAGAGTTCTATCAGAGAGATGGAAACTTTGGTCTATACACCGCTGGTCGTGATGGCACTGTAGGACCCAATGGCATTTCTGCAGCTGATGCTGCGGATAAACTAGTTGCTACCGTTGGTGCTGGTAGAGCATATGTCCGTGGTTTCGAGATTGTAAACAAAGAAACCAAGTATCTAGAAGTTGATAAGGCAAGAGAAACCCTATCTAGAGACAATGTATCGATCAAGTCTAATGGACTTTCGACATTTACACTAACCAATGTATACAACACACTCCCACTGAATGCAGAGGGAGCAGATCTTACTGCATACCCAACTATTTTCCTGAATGCAGTACATAATGATGGAACTGTTGGTCTCAACAATCTAGAGGAAGTTGCTGAATACAGACAGACTATTTCTAGAAGAGGACAAGGATTTGACAAAGATGATGCCATTAAGACTATCTGGATTCAGGCAGCTGCTGATCTAGGTCTTATTGACGACACTAGTATTTCCGATTCTCCTGGTGCTGGAAAACTAGATTTGAGAACTTTGTACTTTGTTCAGACTAGATCTTCTACTGGTGGTGTTGCAACAACAAATACAGTTAAGTGCTTGTCATTTGCAAAGGTCACCAGACCAGAAATTGGTGATTTGAATGCACAATTCCTTCAATTGACTGTTCAAGGTAGAAAGGATCTACTGGACAACATGTTCCTTGAATATGACGATGATGTATCAATCAGAAGAAGACTTCTTTACACCAGTCTTGCTAACGTCCAACAGGAAGTTAATAACATTGGATACATTGTAGACTATACAGAGAGCATTGTTCCTGTTGTTGGTATTGCAAAACCTAAAGACTTTTCTTTAACAAAGAGACCAGACGGATTTAATCAAGACACTGACATTGTTATCTCTCGTGGAAAACTTGCTGATGGTAGAGATACTTACAGCGGCAACTTCAACCTTTCATACTTCAACCCTGTCTTCTTCACAAGACTCCTAGTAGACTCTCCAGTCACTCCTGACTTCTCTCCTGGCAAATACATCATAGGTGCCCAAAGCGGCGCTTATGGGGTCATAGAGGGTGCTTCCAATGGATATATGTCTCTGGGAAGGAGTTTGTATGTAAAAACTCTGTATGGCAACTTCATTCCTGGTGAAACAATCACCAGCGAAGAAGGATCTACATTACGTATTCCAAAGAACAATACTATTTCTCACTTCGTTGTACAACGTCAAGGAACTGGTTACACTGCAGGATCAAAAATCAATATCAATGGAACTATCTTTGAAAGTGCTGACGTAGAAGTTGGCATTGATGGTGGTACTGTTTACAAAGTTACAATTAAGAACAGAGATGCATTGCAAACAGAATTTGCTGCACCTCCTGTCTGTGAGGTTCTTGGTTCAAGCACTATCGCTGTAAATATTGCTCCTGTTCTGTTCAGAGATAGTGTTCTTACTTACAACTCACAGAACGTCAAGTCTTTGTACTCGACTTTTGGTTCTAACAACAAATTCTCCGCTGATATCGAAACTGGAGATGACTCTCTTGGTGATACGAGAGATGTAACCGAGAATACTTTCTCTGGTACAAAAGGTTACAGATTTATCGAATGTAATGGATTCAATTCCGATGCATCTTTAGTTCTCCAACAGGGAGACATTGTTCAATTTAATGATGACACTGGAAGATTAAACAAGTTCTCCGTTTCACAGGTTACCCAACCTAGAGGAACTGATAAGTCTAGAGTTTATTTGAATGGTGCTCTACCAGATTCGATGACTGCTAAAACTGTCATCAGACAGAGAGGAAAGGTATTAAATGGATCTACTTCTACGTTGATTTTCCCAACGGGAAGTAAAGAAGTCGGCAGTCTTGTTTCTTCCACAGAAAACACGAAGATCACATACTATATCAGAAGAGACTTTGTAACTACTGGTAGTGATAACGGTGGTAACGTTACTTTCGCTGCACAATTAGACTTTGGTACACAGAGATTTACTCAATTTACAGAAAGAGACTTCCTCATCACTGTCCTAGACAAAGGTGGTTCTGACCTAGTAGAAACTGGCGATGTTATTTACGTTTCTCCCGAGTTTGTCAGCATTCTGAATACTACAGATGCTACCTCTGGTTTGTCTTCTGGTAGTATCACTCTGACTTTCCCTGGCAATTACTTTGGTAACAATGTAACCAACTTCCCCAAACTGAAGTTGACTGCTACCATTGAAGTTTCCAAGGGTAGACCAAAACTCAAGACAGCAATTAAGAATAAGAGAGTTATCGTCCAATCTCCTGGTGATCAGGTTCTACCTCTTCGCGGTTTGGACTACGATAGCGATAGCAGTGAAGTATTCTCCTATTCAGATGCATTCCGTATTAGATACATCTATGAAGGATCATCTTCTGCCCCACCAACGGTTGATGTCAATGGTAATCTAGTTGTTGGTACAGATCTTACTAACAGATTTACTTTTGATGATGGACAAAGGGATACATTCTATGACGTGTCCAGAATCGTTCTGAAACCTGGATTCGATCCACCCACAGGTCAACTAGTTGTTGCTTTCGATTACTTTGAGCATTCTCAAGGTGATTTCTGCACGGTTGATTCCTACATTCATGAAGCAGGTGTAGTCCTAGATGAGATTCCTGATTTCAACTCCAACGTTCATGGTAATGTAAGTCTTAAGAACGTTATTGACTTCAGACCAAAAGTAGATTCTACTGCAATTATTCCTGGTTATCAGGACACATCACTACTGTCACAGTCGGAGTACATCAACTTCATTGGACCTGGTGGTTCTGTTTCCAGTACACCATCTTCTGCTAGAAATATTCCTTATACCATCTCTTTCAGTGAGTCACAGTATCTTGACAGAATTGATGGCGTCTTCCTCAATAAGAAAGGTGAGTTCATTGTCAAGAAAGGAAATGCATCTCTGAACCCAAGCAAACCAGAGATCATTGAGGATGGCATTCCTCTTTACTATATGTTCATCCCTGCTTTCACGAAGTCTAGCAAGGATGTAAGAATTACTCCTGTTGACAACCGTCGTTACACGATGCGTGACATCGGTAAACTAGAGAAGCGTATTGAACGTCTTGAGTATTACACTACATTGAGTGTTCTTGAGCAGCAAGCACTTAACATGCAAGTCAAGGATTCTCTTGGTATTGATAGATCCAAGAGTGGATTCCTTGTAGACAACTACGAAACTCATAATGTTGGTAATGTCAAGTCTATTGATCATCTATGTTCCATTGATGCACAGCAGTCTGTATTGAGACCACAATCCAAAGAAGACAGTTTTGCACTCAAAGAAGTCAATACAAGAGACGATCAAAGAGTTATTTCTGGTTACACAAATTCTAATGGTGTGATCACACTGCCATTCACGAGTGTTGAATACGCAAGTAATGTATTTGCAACAAAGACAGTAAATCCAAACCCATTCGTTGTTCTACAATATGTTGGTGATGCTGCATTAGATCCAAATATTGATCAATGGTATAACAGTTTTGTAGCACCTCTGGTTACTGAAAACAATACTAATTTGTTCTCGGTCTTCTTGGCAAAGCAAGATGCAAGAGTAGCATTCTCCAGTATCTACAACTCTTTTGTAATCAACTGGGTTGGTGTGAACAAGACCTTCTACAACCTGAAGAGTTTTGCAGAAAACAATGGAAGATCTGCAGAGTCTACTGTAAGCAGTGCATCCATTTCATCTTCATCTAACGTCAGTCCACAGAACAACGAGATTGCGAAGGGTGTTGGATACAAGACTATCAATGGTACTAACGTATCAAATGCACTGAAGTTCTATGCTAGATCTGTTCCTGTTAAGTATGTCGTAAGGCGTATGAAACCCAAGACAAAACTGCATGTCTTCATGGAAGGTAGAAACATCGCTAGATGGATCAACCCAGACTCAAGATTTACTGGTATTGCTGCGAACTCTCCTACTACATTTGGTACTAGTATTACTACAGATGAATATGGTAATGCTAGTGGCATTATCTTAATTCCATCGGGTTATGCACCAGCAGAAAATTCTTTCTGGACTGGAAATATCGACACCATGCAGTATGATGATACTGCTGAAGAGATTTACTTTACTACTGGTATCAAGACGATTAGATTTACTTCTAGTATGTCTGATGCTCCCATCACTGATGTTGATGGAGTAAGTTCTTTCGCAGAAGTTAAGTTCTATGCAACTGGTATTCTTCCAGAGAATCCTTCTTCTATTATCTCTACAACCCCTGCGATCTTCAAAGCAAATGAAGGTGTTCAGGAGATTGATAGCAACACAGAGAATAAAGAAAGACCCAACCCAATGGCACAGACTTTCAAAGTCGAAAGCTTTGAGGGTGGTATGTTTGCAACAGGCGTTGACCTGTTCTTCTCCGAGAAGAGTTCTACTGTTCCATTGAGAGTGTATCTCTCTAACGTAGAATCAGACAAACCTGGTAAGTACATCCTTCCTGGTTCTATCAAGACCCTTTATCCAGATACTTTCCTCAAGGTATATTCTTCTGGAAACATCACTATTCAGAAGGATGAAGACATCACTGGCAACAGAAGTCTTGCTAAAGGACCTATCACCAAAGTTTTGGATAGAAACAACTTTGAAGTTACCCCTTCCAGCAATGGTGAGATTTCTCTAACAAATGAGCAGACTTATACGTTCATCTTGAGTAATCACAATGGAAGAGACTTCTTACCAAATGAAGATCTAACCATCGGCACAGTTACTGCATACAATAATGCTAACAATGCTACAGTAGGTCTGAAGATTGCTAAAGATTCTGGTCGCGTATCCAAACTGAATATTACTAATCTGGGATCTGGATATGAGAGTGCAACCATCACTATCGAGAGTCCACAGCTACCTGGTGGAAGCAATGCTACTGGATCTGTCAAAGTATCTGGTGGTCAACTATTCTTCAGTGAAGTAAGTCTTGCTGGTAGAGGATACACCGAAGCACCATCTGTTGTTATCAGAGGAACTGGTGCTGGTAATAACGGTGCTGTTATCGAGTCTGAAATCGAGGTCGATGAACCTGCTGTAAGAATGGGTGTTGCAATCGATCCTGAAGGTGGAATCAGATCCACCACACCCACACGTTTCAACTTCGAGTATCCTGTTTATCTACAGAATGATACCGAGTATGCACTCAATATTGAGTGTGATGCTGTTGAATACAAACTATGGTCTTCCAAGTTGGGAGAGGAAGATATTTCTTCTGGTCTGGTTGTCAATGCACAACCTCTCCTTGGATCTCTATTCAAGTCTCAAAATACTGCTAACTGGGAAGAAGATCTGTTTGAAGATATTAAATTCACTCTATACAGAGCAGAATTCGACACTTCTAGAAATGGCGAACTGGTTATCAAGAACGAGGATCTGGGATACGAAAAACTACTATCAGATCCACTTGAGACATATGCTCTTGCTAACAGCACAGCAACTTCTCCTCTGTTCAAAAACAACAGCAGTATCATTAAGGTATATCATAGAGACAATGGATTTGAACAAGGTGGAGATTCTAAAGTATTCTTCAGAGGACTGCCTGATTTCGCTGGATATGATGCCATCGAACTAGAGTCCACCCTATTCCAAGTTTCTAATGCAGGCATTGACTCTTACAATATCGTTGGACCATCTAGAGCATCAGATACTGGATTCTTTGGTGGTGATGCAGTTCTTGCATCCTACAACAGAAAGTACGAAAAACTTTATGCACAGATTCCATATCTACAGGTAAGTGGAACTTCCATCGACAGCATGGTCAAGACTACCAATGTTATTCCTGTTGACTCTGACACTAATAACTACACTTCATATTCCATGACGGATTATGAAACAACTTTCCTGAATGAAGAGCAATACTTCTTGAACCAGAAGATGATTGCATCACCAATCAACGAAAGTCTCAATAACATGGATGCATCTTTAATGTACAAGATGACATTAAAGTCTGATCAATCCTATCTCTCCCCAGTAGTTGATTTAAGATCTGCTTCTGCAAAAACTGTTACCAACAGAGTTGAAAACTCTTATGGAAAGGAAGATAGATATGGCAAGAGATATCAGAAAATTCAAATATTCCCTGTATACAAATTTACTATTCAAGGAAATGAAGTTGGGGGGAACCTTGTTCCTATCGTCATCAACCAGAATGTCACTGGCGTAACTTCTGGTGCAGAATCTGAAGTCTTACGAGTTCGTGACAATGACATCTTTGTCAAAATTAAAAACTCTGTAAACTTTACTTTGGGCGAAACTTTATACTTCAGTACACAGTCTGCCAGTGGTGGTGAACTAGACGGTATCACAGTTACAATCACAAATGATGGTATCTTCAATCAACTTCCAAACTTCGTAGTTGGTTCAACCGTTACTGCATTCAACCCTTCGGCAAGAACCGAGAAGTATGACAACAAAGTCAGTGGAAAAGTAATCTTCTGGGATTCCAATACCAAGACACTGACTCTTGAGAATGATAAGAGACCTATTAATGGTGACTATACTAGTGAAATCACATTAGGCAGTGACTTTGCTAGAACTGCAACCACAAGTCTACAAACATCTGATGTATTCAGAGTTGGAGATCTAATTGATTTTGACGGTGCTTCTTTCGAGACATCCAAGTTCTCTGAAATCAAGGCGATGGAATTTGGAAATGGCATTGACTTTGTTGCAGAAAATGGATCTGTCAACACGTCTGCTGTTGCGAAGTATGTAACTAAAGAGATCTCTCTAGCAAGTTCTGCTGCTTCTCTGTCCACCAAACTTACAGTCAACGCAACGGATGTTAACAATATCCAAGTTCTGTATAAGACAAAACCAGAAGCATCGCAACAAAAATTTGATGATATTAGTTGGACCTACTTCAATGAAGATGGTTCTTCTGACAATGATGTAATCGCTACGGCACAGAATAGCATTTCTGGTCAATATGAATCTCAAAGCGCATATCAAGAATTGTCATTCACAGTATCTGATATCCCAGACTTCTCATCCTTCGCTATTAAGATTGTTATGAAGTCTGATAATCCTTCTTATGTTCCCAAGATTCAGGACATGAGAACTGTTGCTTCTTTCTAATATGAAACTATCTGAATATTTGCAAGTCGAAGGTCAAGAAGGACTTGTCCGAGACATGAATACGGGTGCCATTATCAACACGGCACCCAAACCAAAAAAGAGACTCGCAGAAGAGTTCCGAAATGTGCAGGATGATCTAAATACTTTGAAGGAAGAAATGTCCGAAATCAAGTCCCTCCTTAAGCAGTTAATCAAATGACACTACGTAACGTACCAAAGGCGCATACGCTGGAACAGCAGCGTCAAGAGATTAACTTAATTGCATCTGATCTCGATAATGCGGTCGAGGGCACGAAAACATTTGGTGGGAGTAAAACATTCTCTAGTGATGTAACATTCCAAAGCACTGTAGACTTTGACGGCATTGCAACATTCAATAGCAGTCCTACCTTTTCTGATAATGTAGCAGCAAACTTTGGTGATGATGCTGA